TTATAACGTCACTCCGCCTTTTAGTGGATTCAGAGCGACGGCGTTCTGCAGGTAGTCAGGCGCAAGATGCGCATAGGTCATTGTCTGCTGAATGCTCGCATGCCCCAGAATCTGTTGCAGTGCAATTATGTTGCCCCCATTCATCATGAAATGGCTTTCGAATGTATGCCGCAGAATGTGGGTTGCCTGATTGGGAGGTATGTCAGGTTTTACTCTGCGTAAAATCCCGCAAAACTTCTCATAATCGACCTTGAACAATTTGGCGCTGGCCTCCTCTTTAACTTTTTTCTCCAGTTCCTCAGATATCGGCACTGTTCGCTTTTTACCGTTTTTGGTTTTCAGGAAGGTAACCCTGCAACTTGTAATCTGTGCTGGTTTTAGCGTGGCAACTTCCGTCCATCTTCCTCCAGTGCTCAGACATAAAAGCGCGACAAGTAAGTCATCACCAGTCAAAACATTTAGCAGTTTTTCGATTTCTGCTTTTTCTAGGAACGTCATTTCAGGGTTAGCCTCCGTCAGTGGCGGCAGTCCGTGAATTGGGTGTTGCCCGGAAAATTCATCTAATTGAATTAATTTTGTGAACATGCCGGATAATCGGTACATGTCGCGGTTTATCGTTGCAGCACTGATGCCATCACGTAGTCGCATGGAGCGATAATCCATCAAAGCCCTTTTGTTCATCCGACTCACTGGTATATCACCTATACCGCTGATGGTTTTGAGCAGATGATTAAACTCTTTTGTCCCATGCTCGTGGTTTTGCCCGTGGTATTTCCACCAGATGTCGAGCAATTCTGTCAAAGTTCGGCGGTCTGCTCGCTGGCCTCCCCATTCTTTCTGACTGGCATTGGCGATTGTGTATCGCTCAAATGCTAGTGCTTCAGCTTTTCTTTCAAATTTCCTGCGGATGCGCTTTCCATCGCGACCGCGAGGCCTAATATCCACTTCATAACGTCCATCATCGAGCTTTCTGATACTCATAAAGCCCTCCGATGAGCACGTGTTTTCTTGTTGTTTGACCCTTTATGGTTGTGTGGTGAATATTTTTTTACCAGTAACATGCATTTTATGTGCATGTAATTTCGGTAAATAGTTAGCCAGTTTTGCGGTCTGAGTGTGACGAGGTTGTTTCTTCTTGCCCAGAGTGTGCGACGACCGGGGAAATCTGCCCGGCTTCTGGCGCAACCTCATCTGTCATAATCCACAGTGTATATTTTTTAAACAGAGGCGTGTTTACCACTTGCTTTACGATTTGTAGTCCAGGCTCTTTATGTCCTCCTTCGTAATTTTTCAATGAGCTAAGTGCTAATCCGCTAAGTTCGCAAAATTTTTTTTGCGTTAATCCCTCAGCTTTGCGGATTGCGCGAAGTTTCTCCGATATTTTCATTTGACATGGTTCCCTTATGGAGACTATATTCCCCTCAAAAGGTACTTGTTTGGAACCCTTTTGGGGCGTGAGTCCAGCCAGTCAGGAGCGTTCCTGAGCGGTTTTGAAAGGGCTGGAACAAATAAGATTAGCACGACAGGTGTGTTTTATGGACGCAAACAACTATGTAATTCAGTATCCGATTGACGCGGTACACCCTGATAAGTTCGCAGAATTGCTCGGAAAACCGCGTACTGCGGTTGTTGAAATGATTAAAGCTAATAAGCTGCCGGTTGTTGAGTTTCGTGATCCAAACAAACCAAATGCTCGCGCAGGCGACAAGCTGGTTTTCATTCCTGAGTTCAATCGCGGTGTGCATGAGGCGTTTTATAACCGACCGGTTGAACAGCGTGATGCATGGCTTTTGTGGATGGGGTTGTGATTATGAATGAGCCGCGTTGTATTGCTCAGTTACTGCGTAACGAAAGCCCCAGGGCGATTGACTTCACCATCACCCACGGTAAGGGGCGTAAGGGAATCATTATCCGCACCAAAAAACAGAGTCCGTTAAAAAAGGTTCTGATCTTTCTGAAAAGCCGGAGGGTATGGAAATGACAGTGATGACGCTCAATCTCGTTGAAAAACAGCCAGCAGCTATGCGCCGGATAATTGGCAAGCATCTTGCCGTCCCTCGCTGGCAGGATACATGTGATTATTATAATCAGATGATGGAGCGCGAACGGCTAACGGTTTGCTTTCATGCGCAGTTAAAACAACGTCACGCAACGATGCGTTTTGAAGAAATGAACGACGTCGAACGTGAACGGCTGGTTTGTGCAATTGATGAATTGCGCGGGGCATTCTCAAAACGCCGTCAGGTTGGCGCAAGTGAGTATGCATATATTAGCTTTTTAACTGTCAGTCAGCGCCGTACTTTATTTATGCATGCCGGATTGACTGAAAAAGAATTCAACCAGCCATACTGGCGAATTAATGAAGAGTCATGTTACTGGCGTGATGCTTTATTCCGTGCATTACGTGAATTATTCAGCCTGTTTGAGTATGCGCCGACAATTCTGACGTCGGTAAAACCAGAGCAATATCTGCATTAAGTAATTAACCAGAGTTTTTAACGCACTTAATTGTGCGGGGCTTCTTTTTGCCTGGAGAAAGTCATGCATACAGTTTCTGAAAATCAGTGCGGTATATACGCATTACTGCTGCAACAGGCCAGAACCGAAGCACAGGCCGATGCTGCGACGCGCTTTTCTTCTCATCTTGACGCCATGATTCGCCACATCACAAAGGCGGAGTTATCCCGCGTGGAGATAGTCGAGCTGCTCAGTCAGGAGTCGGAAAAATTTCACAACATCGGCTTGTCTCGCGGGGAGGTGCTTTGATGTCCTGTTCTCGTTCAGTTGTTTTACTGAACAATGCCTTAAAAATCGCCGTTATGAAAAATGGCGATTTGTCTCTTATTCAACTTGGTCTTGATAAAGAAAAACGCGAAATAACTGAATCTGTTATCGCGATTTATCAGAGTGAATTAAACCTCCTGTCTGATGTGGTCAATTTACTTGTTAAACGCGCTGTATTTCACAAGCAAATCTCCTCCGTGGATGAACTGACGAAATTAACGACAGAAATCGCCAGCTATTGCGCTGATGAATTTAAAAAACTTAACGACAAAAGGAGCTGGTAATGCCGGACAACGTAGATTTTATTCAGGAACAACAGGCTGAATTACTGGAGCGTCAGATTAACGCGGCAAGGGTAAAACATTGCGGTGCTTCTGCGCTGGTTTGCGAAGAGTGTGACGCGCCAATACCTGCTGCCCGTCGTGCGGCTTACCCGTCAGCCACGCGTTGTGTTTCCTGTCAGTCAGTCTTTGAAGCAAAAAACAAACATTACCGGAGAACGGCATGAGTATTCGTATTGAAATTGGCGAACGTTATGTCGTTACCAGTGACAGCTTTCAGTTTATTCTCCACGAGAAAAAGAGAGCGGAAAGCGGTAAAAACGCCGGTCAGGAATGGCTGGCGGTGGTTGGTTATTACCCGAAATTAAGCCAGCTCGTTTCAGGCCTGATGCATCACGATATTCTGACCGGAAGCGCAAAGTCTTTTGCTGATTTAAACGCGCAGGTTGAGCAACTCAGCAGGCGTTGTTCAGAGGCTTTTGGCTCATATGGCCGTTAAAGCCTCCGGGCGTTTTGTCCCTCCGTCAGCATTTGCCGCAGGCACCGGTAAGATGTTTACCGGTGCTTATGCATGGAACGCGCCACGCGAGGCTGTCGGGCGCGAAAGACCCCTTACACGTGACGAGATGCGTCAGGTGCAAGGTGTTTTATCCACGATTAACCGCCTGCCTTACTTTTTGCGCTCGCTGTTTACTTCACGCTATGACTACATCCGGCGCAATAAAAGCCCGGTGCACGGGTTTTATTTCCTCACATCCACTTTTCAGCGTCGTTTATGGCCGCGCATTGAGCGTGTGAATCAGCGCCATGAAATGAACACCGACGCGTCGTTGCTGTTTCTGGCAGAGCGCGACCAGTATGCGCGCCTGCCGGGGATGAATGACAAGGAGCTGAAAAAGTTTGCTGCCCGTATCTCATCGCAGCTTTTCATGATGTATGAGGAACTCTGCGATGCCTGGGTTGATGCACATGGCGAAAAAGAATCGCTGTTTACGGATGAGGCGCAGGCTCACCTCTATGGTCATGTTGCTGGCGCTGCACGAGCTTTCAATATTTCCCCGCTCTACTGGAAAAAATACCGTAAAGGACAGATGACCACGAGGCAGGCATATTCTGCCATTGCCCGTCTGTTTAACGATGAGTGGTGGACTCATCAGCTTAAAGGCCAGCGTATGCGCTGGCATGAGGCGTTACTGATTGCTGTCGGGGAGGTGAATAAAGACCGTTCTCCTTATGCCAGTAAACATGCCATTCGTGATGTGCGTGCACGCCGCCAGGCAAATCTGGAATTTCTTAAATCGTGTGACCTTGAAAACAGGGAAACCGGCGAGCGCATCGACCTTATCAGTAAGGTGATGGGCAGTATTTCTAATCCTGAAATTCGCCGGATGGAGCTGATGAACACCATTGCCGGTATTGAGCGTTACGCCGCCGCAGAGGGTGATGTGGGGATGTTTATCACGCTTACCACGCCGTCAAAGTATCACCCGACTCGTCAGGTCAGAAAAGGCGAAAGTAAAACCGTTCAGCTTAATCACGGCTGGAACGATGAGGCATTTAATCCAAAGGATGCGCAGCGTTATCTCTGCCGATCTGGAGCCTGATGCGCACGGCATTCAAGGATAATGATTTACAGGTCTACGGTTTGCGTGTCGTCGAGCCACACCACGACGGAACGCCGCACTGGCATATGATGCTTTTTTGTAATCCACGCCAGCGTAACCAGATTATCGAAATCATGCGTCGCTATGCGCTCAAAGAGGATGGCGACGAAAGAGGAGCCGCGCGAAACCGTTTTCAGGCGAAACACCTTAACCGGGGCGGTGCTGCGGGGTATATCGCGAAATACATCTCAAAAAATATCGACGGATATGCACTGGATGGTCAGCTCGATAATGATACCGGCAGACCGCTGAAAGACACTGCCGCGGCTGTTACCGCATGGGCGTCAACGTGGCGCATCCCGCAATTTAAAACGGTTGGTCTGCCGACAATGGGGGCTTACCGTGAACTACGCAAATTGCCTCGCGGCGTCAGCATTGCTGATGAGTTTGACGAGCGCGTCGAGGCTGCACGCGCCGCCGCAGACAGTGGTGATTTTGCGTTGTATATCAGCGCGCAGGGTGGGGCAAATGTCCCGCGCGATTGTCAGACTGTCAGGGTCGCCCGTAGCCCGTCGGATGACGTTAACGAGTATGAGGAAGAAGTCGAGAGAGTGGTCGGCATTTACGCGCCGCATCTCGGCGCGCGTCATATTCATATCACCAGAACGACGGACTGGCGCATTGTGCCGAAAGTTCCGGTCGTTGAGCCTTTGACTTTAAAAAGCGGCATCGCCGCGCCTCGGAGTCCTGTCAATAACTGTGGAAAGCTCACCGGTGGTGATACTTCGTTACCGGCTCCCACGCCTTCTGAACACGCCGCAGCAGTGCTTAATCTGGTAGATGACGGTGTTATTGAATGGAATGACCCGGAGGTCGTGAGGGGGCTCAGGGGGGCATTAAAACACGGCCTGAGAAGACCAAATCGTCAGCAAAGAAACGGAAGCCCGTTAAAACCACATGAAATAGCGCCATCCGCTAGGCTGACCCGGTCGGAAAGAATGCAAATTACCCGTATCCGCGTTGACCTTGCTCAGAACGGTATCAGGCCGCAGCGATGGGAGCTTGAGGCGCTGGCGCGTGGCGCGACCGTAAATTATGATGGGAAAACGTTTTCATATCCGATTTCTGATGGTTGGGCGGGATTTGAAACAAACTAACAATAATGATTGACATGCTTGATTTTGTATTCACAAATCAAGCATCAAGTAAACATCGATGATGAGAAAGAACAATGCTACAATCCCCACAGCATTAGAAGGAGGTTTATCTTGATTAAGGTTGTTGATTTATTCTGTGGCGCGGGTGGCTTGACTCACGGTCTTCAGAAGTCGGGGCTTAATGTAGTTGCAGGTTATGATATAGATGCAGCCTGTCGATTTGCCTATGAGACAAATAATAAATCACTCTTTGTCCAGAAAAGTGTTACAGACATTGAGGACGGCGAATTAGTTAAATATTTCGAAGGAGCGAAGGTTCGAGTTTTGGCTGGTTGTGCCCCATGCCAACCTTTTTCAAGCTATACCAATAGTGCTAAATTAGGGGTAGTACGTTCAAAAGATAAAAGATGGTCTTTGCTTTATAGCTTTGCTAAGCAAATTAAATTTGCAAAGCCAGATATTATTACAATGGAAAACGTTCCCCGAGTGGTGAATCATAAGGTTTTTAAGGACTTCATTAAGTCTCTTAAAAATGATGGCTATTTTGTTTGGTATGGGGTGGTGTTTTGTCCAGACTATGGAATGGCACAAAGTCGTTCAAGATTAGTGTTATTGGCATCAAAATATGGAGAAATAGAAATAATTCCACCAACTCATGAGAAGAATGATTATAAAACGGTGCGAGATATAATCGGTAATCTTCCTGAAATTAGTGCCGGTGCTGTTCACGCTGGAGATAAACTACATCGCTCTGCATCATTATCTGATATTAATATAAAAAGAATAATGGCATCAAAACCTGGTGGAACATGGCGTGATTGGCCAGAAGAGCTAAGAGCAAAATGTCATACAAAAGAAAGTGGTTCTACATATACTGCTGTATATGGGAGAATGTGTTGGGATAAACTTGGACCGACAATTACAACTCAATGTATTGGATATGGGAATGGACGCTTTGGGCACCCTGTCCAAAATAGAGCATTAAGTTTAAGAGAGGCTGCGCTATTACAGTCATTCCCAGAAAAGTATGAGTTTTGGCCTGATGATGTAAAAATTGAAATGAGAACAGTTGCGCGTTTAATAGGTAATGCTGTTCCTGTTAGGCTTGGTGAGGTCGTAGGTGAAACTATTTTAAAACATTTGTCAGAAATGAATATTTAAAACTTATGTCATCCCCCCTGTCAAAAAACAGGGGGGTATAATTAGATTCCCTCAACTATTTTCATAATTCTAGCTGCATCATTCTTTTTGTCTTGATATTCAGCATAGGCTTGTTTTGATTGCACGATTAGGTCATTATATGTCAATATTTTTCCATTGATAGAAAGTAATTGCATATTTATAAAGTGTTGGTTCTCTTGTAAATATCCAGAGCCAACCAGGAATATTACTTCTATATGCGGTATATTTCCACCTGGGCAATTTTTAGGGTTATTGGAGAACCATTGTGTCGTTGCCTGTACATATTTATTACCTTGTGCGACTAGGTTCATTATATCTGGGTGCACTTTAGGTCGTTTCATCTCAATAATTACATGCTTGCCAGAAACGGTTTTGAAAGCGATATCAATACGAGCACCGCTAGCAGCATCAGGGTTTATCTGTTTTAGTTCCTTGGTCAATGTTTGCTCCATAACAGATGTGCCTGTGACTCTTTCCCATGAAGGATCCAATAACCATAAATGATCATATAAATACATTTGTACAGCTCTTTCAAGCTGATTTTCATCAGTTATTTTTTGGAATTTTTCAATTACTTTAAGGCGTTGCGAAGTAATTTCATAAAACATGCTTGCTTCAATGTCATTGACAGATGCAAATACATCTTTAAAATTTTCTGATTGAAGGTTGCTTATTTTATCTAATGCATCAAGGTTGTCTTGAATTCTAAGTCTTTCAAAGGCTAATACCGTATTTTTTAATACGGTTTTTCTTGCTGCTTTTTGTTCTTCCTCATTACCAGAAAAACGGAATGTGTTTACTCGTCCAATTAACTTTTCGGCACTTTCTCTCTCATGTTTTTTGAGAGAATTCAGCCATTCACTTACTATTGGAGTATTGCTTTTAACTTCATTTACTCCTTTTTCGCGTCTCCATTTATCCCAATCTTTATCGATTAGTTGTAGCGTTCTTTCCAGAAAACCTTTAAGTACAGGGTATCTTGGATCATTCTGTTGTAGTTTTTGACGAGAAGATGTTGCCATATCAGGCTTTTCGTTATCATCTAGAAAATCGGCGACTATTTCACCGACCAGATAATTGGTGAATACTTTAGCACTTCCAAATTCTAATAATATGTCCTCCTCAAAAACACGTCCGTGAGAGATTACAGTAATGCTGTTGTTAGATATTTCAGGGTCTTTCTTTAATTGTGATGGCTTAACTACACTGCCAATGTACCCACTAACTTTTACATCTTTTCCTTCAAAGGTAATAGTATTTGGTAATATGTTTTTTTGTGTGATGTTTGTGCAGGATTTTATCCTTTCAGGGTCAGATTCGCCAAATTCCCAAATGAACTCGAGATCTGAAAGGAAATCTCTATCTGCCGGTGTAATATCGGTCCCATTAATTTTAACTGTAAAGTTATGGTTGGGGCCAATAATGCTAAATCGACGAGCTATTCGCTTTCTGAGGTAAGTTTGAGTCCTATCAATGGCTTTTTTTAGTTCAAATAATTTAATTGTAGTGCCGTAAGCAAGATTTTCGGGTATTTCAAGGGAGTCAGCAATATAGTTTTTTGATTCTTTGATACTTTGCTGTAAATCTTTGACATCTACCTCAAAGGCCTGAGGCTGTTCCCCCTTTTTGTACGAATAAACTTGGATTTTATTGGCAAGTGAAAACATGGCAAGCTTACCAATACCTTTTCTGCCCATAACTTGACGTTTTAGATGATCGCTTTTGGCTCTTCCATGTTCCCTGCGAGCATAACCGACTTTTAGGAACTTATTAATAATGTCATCTTTAGACATGCCATGACCATCATCTTTAATGATGACCTCTCCTTTCTCAACATCAAGTGTAATTTCTACATTTTGAGCATCTGCATCCCATGCATTTGATATAATCTCAGTTAGTACCGCGGGAGTATTGGAATAGAGACTCATCCCTAGGTGATTTAGCACATTCAAATCAATTTTAATTTCGAAATCTGACATATAGTCGTTCCTTGCTGAGAGTTCATTTTAGTTTCATGCAATCAATAGGTTAGGCTGAAGATAAAACCTTAAGATAACCAAAGCAAGTGTTCATTAGCGGCTTTGTTTCATGACATGATGTGTGTCGCTTTTTGCATGAAACTGCATTTGTTTCTTATATCTGCTCTTTTTACATACTGCTAGTGTTGACATGGCTTTGACATGGCTGTGCAACTGCATTAAAACCGCCCCATGAAGCGGGCGGGCGAGGCGGGGAAAGCACTGCGCGCTGGCGGTGGTGCTGATTTTATTTTTTCAGCGTCTCAGCGCGTCGTAATGGCGTTTAGATTGTGCGCCGGGGCGTTGGTGTGTCTGCGGAGTGTTTGGTGCGATGGTGAGCGTGTGAGGCCGTGATGACGGGGGTGTAAAAAAGCCGCCCGCAGGCGGCGATGTTCAGCCGTTGTCAGTGTCCAGTGAGTAGTTTTTAAAGCGGATGACCTCCTGACCGAGCCAGCCGTTTATTTCCCGAATCCTGTCCTGTAACGGGATAAGCTCATTGCGGACAAAGACCTTTGCCACTTTCTCAATATCACCCAGCGACCCGACGTTCTCCGGCTTGCCGCCCATCAACTGAAAGGGGATGCGGTGCGCGTCCAGCAGGTCTGCGGCACTGGCTTTTTTGATATTAAAAAAATCGTCCTTCGTCGCCACTTCACTGAGCGGGATAATTTTAATGCCGTCGGCTTTTCCCTGTGGGGCATAGAGAAACAGGTTTTTAAAGTTGTTGCGGCCTTTCGACTTCACCATGTTTTCGCGAAGCATTTCGATATCGTTGCGATCCTGCACGGCATCGGTGACGTACATGATGTATCCGGCATGTGCGCCGTTTTCGTAATACTTGCGGCGGAACAGCGTGGCCGATTCATTCAGCCAGGCAGAGTTAAGGGCGCTGAGATATTCCGGCAGGCCGTACAGCTCCTGATTAATATCGGGCTCCAGCAGGTGAAATACGGAGCCGGGCGTGAAAGGTGTCGGCTCGTTGAAGGACGGTACCCACCAGTAAACATCCTCCTCCACACCACGGCGGGTATATTTTGCCGGTGAGGTTTCCAGTCTGATGACCTTACCGGTGGTGCTGTATCGCTTTTCCAGAAACGCATTACCGAACACCAGAAAATCCAGCACAAAGCGGTTGAAATCCTGCTGGGAAAGCCACGGATGCGGGATAAATGTCGAGGCCAGAATATTACGTTTGACGTAAATCGGTGAGCTGTGATGCACGGCAGCACGCAGGCTTTTTGCCAGACCGGTAAAGCTGACCGGTGGCTCATACCATCTGCCGTTACTGATGCACTCGACGTAATCCAGAATGTCACGGCGGTCGAGTACCGGCACCGGCTCACCAAAGGTGAATGCCTCCATTTTCGGGGCGCTGGCGGTCATTGTTTTTGCCGCAGGTTGCGGTGTTTTCCCTTTTTTCTTGCTCATCAGTAAAACTCCAGAATGGTGGATGTCAGCGGGGTGCTGATACCGGCGGTGAGTGGCTCATTTAACAGAGCGTGCATGGTCGCCCATGCGAGGTCGGCGTGGCTGGCTTCCTCGCTGCGGCTGGCCTCATAGGTGGCGCTGCGTCCGCTGCTGGTATGGTCTTGCGGATAGCCATAACGAGCTGGTGATGTCGGTGGCGCTGACGTCATATTCCAGACAGCCACGGCGGATGACGTCTTTTGCTTTGAGCACCATTGCGGTTTTCATTTCCGGCGTGTAGCGGATGTCGCGCGCGGCGGGATAGAACGAGCGCACGAGCTGGAACACGCCGACACCGAGGCCGGTGGCATCAATACCGATGTATTCGACGTTGTATTTTTCGGTGAGTTTGCGGATGGATTCCGCCTGAGTGGCAAAGTCCATGCCTTTCCACTGGTGACGCTCAAGTATTCTGAATTTGCCACCGGCCACCACCGGCGGTGCCAGTACCACGCATCCGGCGCTGTCGCCACGGTGTGACGGGTCGTAACCAATCCATACCGGACGTGAGCCGAACGGATTGGCGGCAAACGGCGCATAGTCTTCCCATTCTTCCAGCGTGTCGACCATGCAGCGTTGCAGCTCCTCAAACGGGAACACCGATGCCTTGTCGTCAACAAATTCACACATGAACAGGTTTTTAAAATCGTCGGCGCTGTTTTCGCGTTTGAGCTGCTCAATGTCGAACAATGTGCAGCCGCCTTTCAGGGCGTCCTCAATGGTGACAATCTGCCGCCACTGGCCGTCCGCACAGAGAAGACCACCGGCAAGGGCGTTATGACTGACGTCGATTTCCACACGTTCGGCGGCGCTGGCGCGTCCCCGGTTGAACAGTTCACCCGACCAGAACGGGTAGGCGTCGTGCGCCAGCGTGGACGGGGTGGAGAAATAGGTCGAGCGCAGGTGACTCTGTGAGGCCATACCTGATGCCACCTTACGCAGTACCTGAAAATTCGGGATCCAGAAAATCTCGTCGACGTACAGGTCGCCGTTATGGCTCTGTGCGGTGTTGGAGTTGGTGCCGAGAAAAATCAGTTTTGCGCCGTTATTGCCCAGGACAATCGGGTCACCGGTCAGGTCAACGTCAACCAGCCGGGCAAAGGCGATGATGTATTCGCGGAACACATACGCCTGCGTTTTACTGGCCGACAGAAAAATCTGGTTATGACCGGTTTTCAGGGCGCGCAGCAGCGCCTCGCGGGAAAAATAAAACGTCGCGCCAATCTGGCGGGATTTCAGGATATCGCGGATGCGGTGCTCAAGCCCGGCGCGATACCAGCGCAACTGATATTCGAAAGACTGCTCAAAGAAAATCTGCTCCAGCTTTTCGATGGCCTCGTCACTGAAAAAATTCTTTTTCGGTTTGCGACGCCCGCCTTTGTTGCGGTTAGCAACGTTCGGATTAAGGTCTGCCTCGTTGCCGGTCTGGCTGTAACGGTTGACCCGCGCCAGTCGTTCAATCTGGCGTCCGAGCAGGTCAATTTCCTTGAAGTCACCGCCGGTTTTCTGCGGTTTGATGATGAGCTGGGTCAGCCGCGCTTCCAGACTCATTTCGACACGGCTGATGGGAGCAACGCTGTCCCAGCCGTCGCGCTGTTTCCAGCTCTGCACCGTCGGGCGCTTCATCTGCAACATGGCGGCAATCTGCGGCACGGAAAATCCCTGCCAGTACAGCAGCGCCGCCTGACGACGCGGGTCGTGTAAAAGAGTGGTGTCTGTGGTGATGGTCATGAATACCTCGCCGTGATGAATACACGGCAAGGCTACTGAGTCGCGCCCCGCGATTCGCTAAGGTGCTGTTGTGTCAGTGATAAGCCATCCGGGACTGATGGCGGAGGATGCGCATCGTCGGGAAACTGATGCCGACATGTGACTCCTCTAATCACTATTCAGGACTCCTGACAATGGCAAAAAAAGTCTCAAAATTCTTTCGTATCGGCGTTGAGGGTGACACCTGTGACGGGCGTGTCATCAGTGCGCAGGATATTCAGGAAATGGCCGAAACCTTTGACCCGCGAGTCTATGGTTGCCGCATTAACCTGGAACATCTGCGCGGCATCCTGCCTGACGGTATTTTTAAGCGTTATGGCGATGTGGTCGAACTGAAGGCCGAAAAGATTGACGATGATTCGGCGCTGAAAGGCAAATGGGCGCTGTTTGCGAAAATCACCCCGACCGATGACCTTATCGCGATGAACAAGGCCGCGCAGAAGGTCTACACCTCAATGGAAATTCAGCCGAACTTTGCCAATACCGGCAAATGTTATCTGGTGGGTCTGGCCGTCACCGATGACCCGGCAAGCCTCGGCACGGAATACCTGGAATTCTGCCGCACGGCAAAACACAACCCTCTGAACCGCTTCAAATTAAGCCCTGAAAACCTGATTTCAGTGGCAACGCCCGTTGAGCTGGAATTTGAAGACCTGCCTGAAACCGTGTTCACCGCCCTGACCGAAAAGGTGAAGTCCATTTTTGGCCGCAAACAGGCCAGCGATGACGCCCGTCTGAATGACGTGCATGAAGCGGTGACCGCTGTTGCTGAACATGTGCAGGAAAAACTGAGCGCCACTGAGCAGCGCCTCGCTGAGATGGAAACCGCTTTTTCCGCACTTAAGCAGGATGTGACTGACAGGGCGGATGAAACCAGCCAGGCATTCACCCGCCTGAAAAACAGTCTCGACCACACCGAAAGTCTGACCCAGCAGCGCCGCAGCAAGGCCACCGGTGGTGGCGGTGACGCCCTGATGACGAACTGCTGACCGGCGTCAGTCAGTCCGGGAAAACCTTCACGATTAACCCTTAATTTCAGGAAAAACTATGCGCCAGGAAACCCGCTTTAAATTTAATGCCTACCTGTCCCGTGTTGCCGAACTGAACGGCATCGACGCCGGTGATGTGTCGAAAAAATTCACCGTTGAACCGTCGGTCACCCAGACCCTGATGAACACCATGCAGGAGTCCTCTGACTTTCTGACCCGCATCAACATTGTGCCGGTCAGCGAAATGAAAGGGGAAAAAATTGGTATTGGTGTCACCGGCTCCATCGCCAGCACCACCGACACCGCCGGTGGCACCGAGCGTCAGCCGAAGGACTTCTCGAAGCTGGCGTCAAACAAGTACGAATGCGACCAGATTAACTTCGATTTTTATATCCGCTACAAAACGCTTGACCTGTGGGCGCGTTATCAGGATTTCCAGCTCCGTATCCGTAACGCCATTATCAAACGCCAGTCCCTTGATTTCATCATGGCCGGTTTTAACGGCGTGAAGCGTGCCGAAACCTCTGACCGCAGCAGCAATCCGATGCTACAGGATGTGGCGGTCGGCTGGCTGCAGAAATACCGCAATGAAGCCCCGGCGCGCGTGATGAGCAAGGTACTGACGAGGAAGGCACACGACCTCTGAGGTCATCCGCGTGGGTAAGGGCGGTGATTATGCCAGCCTCGATGCACTGGTGATGGATGCGACCAACAACCTGATTGAGCCGTGGTATCAGGAAGACCCTGACCTTGTGGTGATTGTGGGGCGTCAGCTACTGGCGGACAAGTATTTCCCCATCGTTAACAAGGAGCAGGACAACAGCGAGATGCTGGCCGCTGACGTTATCATCAGCCAGAAACGCATCGGCAACCTGCCGGCGGTACGCGTCCCGTACTTCCCGGCGGATGCGATGCTCATCACGAAGCTGGAAAACCTGTCCATCTACTACATGGATGACAGCCATCGCCGCGTGATTGAGGAAAACCCGAAACTCGACCGCGTGGAGAACTACGAGTCAATGAATATTGATTACGTGGTGGAAGACTACGCCGCCGGTTGCCTGGTGGAAAAAATTAAGGTCGGTGATTTCTCCACACCGGCTAAGGCGACCGCAGAGCCGGGAGCGTAACCGATGACGAGTCCCGCACAGCGCCACATGATGCGGGTCTCGGCAGCGATGACCGCGCAGCGGGAAGCCGCCCCGCTGCGACATGCAACTGTCTATGAGCAGATGCTGGTTAAGCTCGCCGCAGACCAGCGCACACTGAAAGCGATTTATTCAAAAGAGCTGAAGGCCGCGAAAAAACGCGAACTGCTGCCGTTCTGGTTGCCGTGGGTGAACGGC